GCGGGAAAACAAACAGAAAACCCTGCAATACTGAGAGTATGGCAATAAACAACGCCCAAAGAACGTGCTTGTCTTTTAATAGTGTGGTGAGTTGGTTCATATTCCTACCTTGGTTTGTAATGCTTTGACTTGTTCGCTGAGTTGTTGAACTGCCGTTACAAGATGCCATAAAACGTCACTTGAATTTATAGATAAAACACCTGTTGATTCTTCTTTTACGCAATCTGGCAATACTTGTTGAAGCTCTTGAGCTATTGAACCAAGTTGAACTCCAGTAATGTTTACCGCATTTGACTTGTCTAAATCTGTAATTTCATCAGGCAAACGATATTCAAAATTACGAACTTTAATTCCGTTAATGGCAGTTAAACCAACTGTATTATCAACAATGTTCTTTTTAAGTCTTTGGTCAGAAGTGACATTCCATGTAGTTGTATTTGAATAGTTGTAAACAGATGAGGCATAAAGTATTCCTGTAGATGAACCTTTGCCAATAGAATTAGCTCCAATAACTATTTCATTTGTTACTGATGTTCCAGATGCTTGAGAGTTATATCCTAGATAAGTATTGGCACTTCCTGTTGTTATATTATTACCTGCGTTTGTACCTAAAGAAGTATTGTTAGTTCCCGTTGTAAGCCCAGATAAACTAGCCGCTCCTACGGCAGTATTAAGACCATTTCCTGCGGAACCTAAATTATGTGTGTAACCAGATTGATAACCAATAAATGTATTACCCGCAGATACAGCAGTTGTATAACCTGCTTGATAACCTAATGCTACATTTTGATTTGCTGTGGTGTTGCCGTAAAGAGCAGCATGACCTATTGCAGTGTTAGAACTTCCTGTTCCTGTACCCGCAGAAACACCGTATAAGCTTTGATGCCCGATTGCAATATTATATGAACCAGATGATTGATAATATCCTGCTTGATACCCTATTGCTATTGGGTTACCACCTGTGTTTGAATAATTTGCTTGATAACCAACACCAACACAAATATTGCTATTTTGATTTGAATAATTAGATTGATAACCAACTGATACTGTATTTGACGCAGTAGTTATAGAATACCCTGCTTGATAACCTAATCCTACGTTATATGTTCCAGTATTGCTATTTAATGCCTGATACCCCAACGAGGTCGTATAAGGCGAAGCCGATTGGTTTAGTCCTGTAAACGCAGTAGACTGTGTTGTTGAGTCACTAAACGTAATTGATGGGGCTGATCCCCCAATGACTGTTGTCATGGTAATGTCTCCAAGAATGTTGTGATTTGCTCAGGTGTCATTTCATTGCCCTCTGCATCTTTTAATTCCACACCATTTGCCAATTCTTTTTTAAATTGTTGGTAGTCTGTGTTGTCTGAGGCAAATGGAATACAAGCGTTATCAATGCTTCTTAATACTCCACTTGTTTTATTTGTTAAAAAGTCATTAATCAATTTATACATTTATAACTCCGCAGAAATTGCTATTGTTCCACCAGATGTCAATGTCAAACACCTTCCAGCTGTAAGAGTTGGAGAAAACCCAGTAAAATAAGGACGAATAGTGTTTGGACTTGAAGCATTTGTAGTAACAGAGGTTGTTGATGTTCCTATAGCCCCATCATCAAATGAAAAAGTACCTGAATATGTTGCCGTTGGAGATGCTCTCATAACAACTGGATGCGGTATTATAGGCAATCCAGAAGTAGTACTATTTACAATACCAACATATGATGAAAGATTTGTTCCTAAAACTGGACTCCAATAATACCTCTGACACAAAGCCAACTCAGTACCATAAGGACGAAAATCAAAAGATGTTGCTTGTGCTCCTACTTCTAGTTGAACGCCTGTAACGTAAAAGGTTGCTCCTGATGTACCAACTACGGATACAGAACCAGTTGGAACATAAACTGTACTTGTTGTCCATGCCCCTGCTGTTCCACTTAATGAAGAGCCAACACCAAGCCCAAACAAAACATATACACCAACTCCATTTGTTGTTAGCCAAGTTCCAGATGTTGCACCTGTAATAGTTACGTTAATTTGAGTCCAAGTGTTTGCAACTGGAATTGAATAGCTAAATGGATATTGATAATTACCCGCCTGATTTCCTAAACTTCCACCAAATGACCCAGTTAAACTTGAATACACCCAAAAAGAAAGTGTAACTGTTTTAGCATTAGCAGTACCCCAAGCCAGGTCTGCAATATTAAACCCTTCGATTGCTTGAGCAACTTGAAATCTATCTGTTGAACCAACAGAATAAGCAGATGCTGAAGTAACACCAAGATAATTTATGTATCCAGTAGGCGGTGTAACAGAACCCGCATTTTGCTGAATACTAAATTTTGAAGCAACTGTTCCATAACCTTGCCACCTATCAAGAACATATGTTCCGGCAGAAGTATTGGTAATTGTTACACTTGCCCCAGCATCTCTTTGGTCAATAACCATCGCACCATTAATAATCCTATTACGCAATGATGTAATGTTTGGGCTTATTACCCCACCCGTTGAACTGGTTATGTTCTCAGCGTTTATTTGTCCGTATGTTGCCATGTTATATTCCTTAAGCTATGTTAGCCGCTTTTAATCTTGCTCTTAGGGATTGAACTTCTGCTACCAAATAAGCAATTAACTCTTGATTTGTTGTGTTTACTTGTTGATAAACGGGAACTGTTCTTGTGCCCATGACCGCAGGAGTTGTAATGTTACCCATTGAATCTTTGACCGCAGGGGTTACTTCGTACTCTTCTTCTTTTGTTTCGTTCGGTGAGCCTACTACAGCGTTAGGCATAACTGATTGCAATTCATCAGCAATAAAACCTACATCATTTGTGTTGGTTGTATTCCATGTAAATGTTCTTGGTTTTAAAGAATCAATAATTTCACCACTATTTGTAAGTGTTTGAATATTATCTTTTAATCTTCTATCTGAGGTTGCAAGAACTACTGTATTTGTACCATTCCAATATAAACCACCTACGACTGTCGTTGAATTAAAAACTCCTGTAGCATAAAAAGCACTAGCACTTGATGTAGATGCAGAATATGCGTATACGTTTGCACCTGAACAAGTTGATGAAACTTGTGAACTTGTAGTTATTGGACTTGTTGAATTTACAATCAATCTACCACTATTATCTAGTGTCATTGCTTGGGGAAGCGTTGCTACACCTCCTGCCGATGGAGTCCCACTATAATTTGACCAAACATGTATTCCATTAAATTGAGAATATAAAGTTCCTCCATAAGTAGCACCTTTGTAACGCCAATTTGTATTATCGTTATAAAGATTTGAAGCAACAAAAGAAGAATATCCACCTCCCGCAAAACTTGCTCCATTAGAATTAGAGTCTAATGATTTATAACTGCTTCCCCAAGCACTAGGAGTAACTCCAATACCCACGTTTTGGTTTGTATCTATTGTTACCGCAGTAGTCGTGCCATTAGTTTGTAAAACTAGATTACCTGTTGTATCAGACGTATATACTAAGCCTGTCGTTGTCGTTGTTCCTGATGCAATTGAACTCATATTAATCCTTTATATTACACAACTACCCAGCGCTGACCTGAGCTGACTGTTACTGATACACCCGTATTCACTGTAACTGGGCCGACTGAGAATGCGTTGTTGCCTGACGCTATCGTATAGCTTGTAGATACGGTTGTACCATTAATCATAAAGCCGTTTGATGAAATTACTTCAGGGGCTATTAACTCACCCGTGCTAGGTTTAAATGTGTACTGCGTATTAGATGTGTAAATCGTAAGCGCTGTTCCGCTTGTGGCATGGGCAAAGAGTGGATAATAAGCCGTTGTAGATGTTGTATCGTTAGATAGCGCTGCTCCGCCAACAGATGCCCAGGCTGATCCGTTGTATCCTTCAAATTGAGTTGTATCTGTATTAAATCTTAGATACCCCGCTACGCCAGTAGGTTCTTGAGCAGTTGTTCCTTTTGGAAGTAAAAGCGCTCCAGTAGTAGGCAATGAAACAATACCTGTTGTAGCTATACTAATTGCCGTTGTAGCTCCTGCATTTCCTACTTTGAACAATATACTATCTGATGTACCAACACCACTTGTAGATTGGAATGTTAAACTAGACGATGCCGTTGTACCGCCATACACCAAAGGCGTGGTAATAGATGTGGTAAACGTAGGAGCAGTAGACAATACTAAAGTTGTTCCAGATCCTGTTGTTGTATTACCTAAAGCAGTTACTGTTCCGCTTGTTGGAAGAGTTAAAGATGTAGTACCAGATACGGTAAGTGTTGTACCAAAGTTACCTGTTATGGTTAATGTACTAGCCGCATTGTTTGCTACACCTGTTCCGCCATTGGCCGCAGATAAAGTTCCCGCCAAAGTAATTGCTCCAGTTGTTCCAGAGCTTGGAGTAAAACCTGTTGTGCCAGCGCTAAACGAAGTAACTCCAATAGTAGATAATGCAGCCCATGAGGGCACACCACTTGAATTGGTTGTCAATACTGAGGAGTTAGCCGTAGCCAATGCCGCCCATGTATTAGCAGAAGATGCATACAAAAGCGAGTTGATAGCTACTGTTGAAGTAGGGAATGTCGATGTTGTCCAGGCAGGAGTTGTGCTTGAACCTGATGCAAGCAATTGTCCCGCCGTAGCAGTTCCAGACAATATACCCAAAGCACTAGCGGTAGAGTAAACAATACCACCATTACTTGCGGTCAACGTGGCATTAGTTCCACCATAAGTAAGACCTAAAGTACCAAATGTAGGAGCACCTGTTCCGCCTGATAGCAGAGCTTGACCTGAAGTACCTGCCGTATTTAATGCCAAGGCTGATGCGCCCGAATAAGCAATTGCTCCAGCAGATGCAGTTAAGTTTGCATTCGTTCCACCAAGGGCTAAGCTAAGCTGATTCGCCCATGTAGGTACGCTAGATACTGTTGTTAAAACCGCAGCGGCTACAGTAGCAAGACCTGTAATCGTATTAGATGCAGATGAATACAACAACTGATTGATTGTTGTAGTCGCAGGATATGTAGCCGTACTCCAAGATGGGGTAGTGCTTGATCCTGAAAGAATGATCTGGTTTGCCGTAGCAGTGCCAGAAAGAATCTGCATCTGACTGGCGTTTGAATAAACTATACCGCCGTTGCTTGCCGTTAAGTTAGCATTAGTGCCGCCGTTAGCTAAAGGCAAAATACCTGTTAAGTTTGAAACAACAGAAGAAGTAATCTTGATAAAGTCATTGGCTACTGTACTCCAGTAAACAACGCACTTCTCTCCGTTGATAACTGTTACACCCGTTGTCGGGCCAGTTGTTCCACGAAGCGTAATTGAATATCCACCCGTTGTAGCATTGTTAACAATGTACATCTTAGATGAATTGGGAGCATTGATATTCCTGTTTGCCGTCCGTGCGCCTGTGCAGAGTAATTGCATATACTGCGCAGTCGTTGAATTGGGCGAGGCAACAATATTAGATCCAGAGCTACTACCATTCGTAATGGTTAAAGTAATGTCTGAATCATTGGTAATATTGTTCGTGCCCGCAAGAGCGGCATCTACATACTGAGTAATACCAAGCGATACGTCATCACCCCAAGTACCTGATTCAGTACCTGTGACTGGTAATGCTAAGCCGAGTAGTGTTGTGTAATTAATAGTCATCTAATTTCCTAAGAGGTAGGAACTTGCGTCCAGGCAGGAGTTTGTGAATTAGGAATCTGCGTCCAATTTGGAGTTTGACTATTGGTTACTGGTGTCCATGTAACAAACATTATGAACTCCTAATCAATGCAGTTGACGAGCTATTACTTGGCATTGTAACTGTAAACGTGTTTGAACAGGTCTTATTTGAACCAAAATCAATTACACAAATAGATGCGTTACTTGCCGTAGCATCATAGACCAAAGCACACCTAGCGGTAAAAGCAGCAGGACTCCAAGAAACATTATTCCAATTGATATATGCAATACTGTTAACTGCATCGTAGTTAAAAGCAATGCCCGTCATTAACTTACCGCCAGCCGTATATCCCGTCCCAGTGATTTCATTGGTACTGGAATAAGCCGTTGTAGATAAATTAAGATTTGCATTACCGTTATACAAAGCCATGTATATAGAATCTGTAGACAAGTTAAATACCCCGCCCGTGTAGAGCTGGTATTTAAAGCTTGTCGTTTGTCCTTGAACTATACTCATGGTACGGGTTGAATCCTAGTTTGCCCAGAACGGTAAGCGTCTTGTCGCTCCAATCCATCTCCCAGGCGTTTTGCAATAGCTAATGCTTCCTTGTACTTGTTATCGTAAAAGGCAATTAAATCCTTATCGCCCTTTTGATATGTGTAGGCCTCTACCAAACATCCATACAAAAGGACTGAATCAAAATTATTCCCAAGCCAGGACTGTCCTGTTGCGCTTGTGATCGTAGATACGGGTACGGTAAATCCTAGACCTGTTCCGCCAAGATATGTATTAGATATAGTCAAAGAATCCCCAACTACATATCCTGTACCGCCTGAAGTTAAAGTAACAGACGTTACTACACCAGCCGTAACAACAACCGATCCATAAGCGTAAGTACCAGTACCGCCACTAAAAGGTACGTTGTAATAAGTTCCAGAGACATATCCTGATCCTCCAGAAGTAATAGAACCCAACGCAGTAATTTGAGCCTGAATAATACTGTCAGGGTAATAAAAATAATGTAACTCAGTTGAATATGCTTGATCAGGAGTCGGCCCAAGCATAAAGCTAAGATACAAAGGTGCTGAACTCTGAGGGCCAAATAACGCATAGTGCTTTGGTTTATTTTGATAGCTCGAAGTCGGATAGCACTCACGAATAAAGTTTACATCTTTATTCAATAGATATAAGTAATCCGTTTGGAAAACAATGCTTCCAGATACTGCACCAATGTTATTCTGAGATAAAGTAATCGTAGTGCCACTTACACTAAGCACTACACATTGATTACCAATGTTTGTACCGCTTACACTTTGTCCTGCAAATATACCCGTGTTGGATGCAACAGTAATGGTATTTGTGCTAACCGACCCAGTGCCAGTAGTTGTCACACTTGAGAATACCGCCAATGAATAAGGAGCTAAAAAATCATTGGGGCAAGACAAGTATGCATTACCAGCAGTCACATTGCCCGTCACATTCTTACGCAAAGATGGAAACAAAATAGAGTTGAAAACCCTTTGCTCCGTTTGCGTAATAAACGTATTCATGTCAACCGTAGGGAATGTATATTCCAAATACGAATTGACTTCGTTGACGAGCTGACTATAGTTCATGCAAGCGGGCCTCTGGACATAATGCCACGCTCAGCAGCACCAGCACCACGCATCTTCTCACCAGAAGTTTTAACCTCATGGTTGTTGCCAATGGATACAGTTCCATTCAAAGGAGTCCAGTTCTTGCGAGTAGGCATCTTTACTTCCAAGCCAATGTGATCAGGCAAGTCACTATCAGAATCAATACTTCTGGTAGTCACTGGCTTGTTCTTCATAGTATGGGGTTTTGCATACTCATCAGCATAGCCATTGGTAATACCCTTGGCTTTAACAATTGCTGGACTGTCTTTTTTGTCAACAGGAAATTTCTTTGCTTTCATATTAGCCTCCACGCTGATAACCAGCTCTTGCTAGATTACGTCCTTCGGCTTTCATGCTGTCTTGATTAACACCAGCCAATCCGCCTTTGGCATACTTCTTAATCTTGCCACCCTTTTTGAGTTTGCTCAGATCAGTTTTCTCGCCTTTGTGTTCTTGTTTATCATGCATACCAAAAGCTTTTTTGATTAGCTTTTTATCTTCTTTAATGTCATCATGCTTAGCCATTTTTAGCTCCTTTAAGATATAGAAATTGTAACTGTACCGACCGCAGTTGTGGTAACTAAATTGTTGGGTGTGAGTAGCGGAGGATTGAACTGACCGTAAAACTCTTGTGACCCACCAATAGGGTTCCAACCCCACTGCGTATCCCTAGAACCGCCTGACGGAAATCCTAAAGAATCTAATCCTGAAGCTACATATGTCGTATCTGTTCTTGGCTGACGAACTGCCTGTGGATCATCAACTGGGTACATACCCAATTGAAGTTGTGGATGATCTGGATCCCAGCACTCAGGACACACTTTAAGTTGATAAAGCTTGGTTTTGATGACTTCAAACTTTAACTGTTTTAATTTGTACCTAAAGCCACACCTATCGCACTGGGCAATACTGTACTTGCCAGAAGCGAAACGATTACCCATTACGGACTACCTGATCCAATAAACTGTTGTCTAGGCACAAACCTAATTGCCGCCTTCTCCCTGTCCTCGCCAGCCGCTATGTCAAACTGCTCATCATAAGCTTGCTTGAGCATTTGGATACGAGGCATCAATTCTGGGACTTTCATTGAAATGTGGTACGCCAATCCCGCAGCTACGGCTGGCAAGAATCTGAAGTTCATATCTTGGACATTCGGCCCTGCGCCCGCATCCTGCACACGCCGTAAACGCCAATATGCAAAGGTATATGTAGTAGTTCCGTCTGGTGTTGGCCATACTGTTATCGCTGGTAGTTTAGGAACATAGACCGCAGCACCTATTACATAAGACTGTGCCGTGGTATTGTTTTGTGCCCTAAAGCAATTTTGTAAAGTGTTACCAGAAATGTATGAATAATAAATAACTTCACCGCTTACAGAACCTAATTGGATATAGCCATTTGCAGCCAATCCTACGGTGCTAGAAAGCGTTATTGTGGTGTCGGTTGCCGCTACTGCTGCCGCCGTTTGAATCGTTGTGGAAGCGGTTTCTCCCGACATCCTTTGTACCCAAACCTGGATAGGACGAGATTGAGTAAGTTTGTTAGGAATAGTCGCATAGGTAGAAACACTGATACGGGTAATAGTCAGATCAGCTTGGTTGGTTGTGCTATTTGCATTTGTACGAACCACATGATCTAACAAATCAATCGTATCTGTTGGCAGTGGATAAGTGTTTAGACCCTGTTGCATGGTAATCACGCCCTGGTCTATTGTCCACATATTGATGCCACGATTCTGCCATTCGATGGTCATCAGGTTCATTGATCTGCGAGCAGTACGCAAATCATAGCCAGAACGCAATTCACGCCCAGCCCTCTCCCAAGCCTCCTCTGCTATTTCAGCGAAGTCAAGGTCAAAGGCTGTCGTGCCTGTAGTAGTTCCAGCATTGATAGACATTATGCGCTAGGAGCTTCTGGCTCTTCTGGAGTTTCATCCACTTGTGGAGTTTCATCCACTTCTGCAATTTCAATTACATCATCCGTTAATGTGGCTACCGCCTCCTGCGGAGCTTCTTCAATCGCATCTTGAACTGGGTAAATCTGTGCATCCAAGTCATTGATAACTCCTTGCAAATCTTCGCTGATAGCGCCCCAAGAATTAATCTGATGCTGTGCTCTTTGGTTCAATTCATTAAGAATAAAAGCTGCATCTTCTTTGCTAATTTGAATCATTTCTTTTTCCTTGTTTTAGCGGATTGAATAAAGTCTGCCTTAGAAGGAGCGCCTTTAGAACCTGGCTTACGCATATGCTCACCAGATCCCTCTGCTATCCTTTTTTGTTTTGCATGGATGTTGGCATAAAGTCCAGGATGATTAGCCATTCCGCCTTTGGCAAACTGCTCAAAGTCAGTATTGTCGCGGCGTTTCTTCATCTTCCCTTTTGGCATTTTCTTAGGATTAATGTCTCCCATGCCACGACTTGCCATCATAGATATCTACCTTTCGTATGACCTTTGCGAGCAATACCATCCCCACGACCACCAGTAGATCCACCCTTCTTGTAACCAATAGCACCGCCATTAGTATCTTTGTCAGGAATGTTTCCAGATGTACGTTTCTTAGATGCTTTTACAGCCTTTGAAGCTTTATCTGCAACCTTGTTCGCGGCATCTTCAACCTTTTGAATGGTCTTCATTGCCTTTGGGCCACCAGTCCAAGCAGCTGGATTAGTAACTGCCTCACGACCTTTCTCAGCAACTTCTGCTACTTTACTAGCAGTTTTAGCTCCACGACCAGCCATAGCCAATTCAGCACCAATCTTTGCAACGCCACCGCCCAATGGTGTTAAAGCATTCATTGCATTGCTAACATTGCGCCCAAGTTCTGTGCTATCAATATTTGATACACCGCCTGGGCCTTTGTTACCACTAGCACTTCCTTGCGGAATACGAGCAGAAGGAGAGGTATATCCTTTCGCTTCTTTGATCGCATTAACACGATCTTCAAAGCTAGGCTCCTGCGCCTTGGAGTTTATCTGTGCAGACTGAGTAGAAACAGTTTTGGGTTTCTCATTAGCCAATTGAGTTGTATAACTTTTACCATTCCAAGTAAAAGTCTTTTCTCCTCCAGAACGAGCCGAAGCAAAAGCATCTTTGAATGATGTACTTTTAGGCGTACTGCCCTGCGGTATATCACTTAATGATGGATTTTCATCTGGAGAACCACTGTTTTCGTCTTCTGGATTCATAAGAACCTCTTATTTGTGGTGAACGTGACCGCCGTGTTTCATACTTTCTTGATGATCGTGTAAATGCTCAACAACTTCGTGATGCTTTACATGACCAGCAGCATGATGACCATAGTGGTGATGGTGATGAACGTGACCATTGGCTTCATGCTCCTTTAAATGGTGAACCATGTGTTTATGTTCTGTGTGGTGTTCGTGATGTTCGTGTTTCATAATAAATCCTTATTTCTTATGATGAATCTTACCGCCATGCTTTTTAGCATTAACGATTGGGCCGTCACCTACTGTATTACCCTTCATCTTTTCCTGAAGAGCACGAGTATGTCCACGTTCTTGGATAGAGTGTTCGCCGTGTCCTTTGTTTCCACCAGCTTTAACTTTTTCCATCTTTTCACCCAATGGGTATTGACCAGGAACATGACCGCCTTTAGCGTAGTGGTGTTTAGCCATTGCTTTACCGCCGTGTTTCAAAGCCTTTTCGTCCATGTCTTTTGTATGTGGCTCATGCATCTCACCGCCCTTATGCATATGCATATGGTGCTCAGCCATCGCCAAATGGTGATGAGCTAAATGCTTATGGTGAGTCTTTGTCAAACCACCATGTGCCATTCCAGGAGCACCCATAGCGCCAGGAGGCATACCACCTGGAGCAGCCATAGGAGCAGGAGCTGCCATAGGCTTTGGACGATTTCTACTTGCTTTCATTAATGCGGACATTGCCATAGCCGCTTTAGGATTCATTGCCATATCACCACCTCTTTTAAAATGTTTGCCTTTATCGGCTTCCGCAAAATCACGACCCACGGATTGTGGAACGTGCACCTTCTTTGCAAAAGCCTTATTATGGGCTATTGCTTCCATAAAATCATGCTGCTTTTTACTG